AAATGAAAAACTATTTGTAAGAGTTCTTAGTAATTCACCTTTTACATAAAATTCTGAAAAATTAATAAATGAATAATTACCATTGTATTTTTTTATTGACTTAAATAAACCGATTTTACTCGATAATATTAATTCACTCGTACTAATATCTTGGCACTTATATTTATGAAACTTTTTAAATTCAACCGCTTTCTTTATAGCCCATTTTTCATAAGAAATATACATTATATTATTTATTTTATTTCTTTGAATATGAGACAATTTGTTTGATTTAATTAAACTATTTATTAGGTTTATTTGGTAATTGTTCAAATGAAAACAATAGGATACAAATAAGTTTGACAATAATAAATAAAATGTTTTATACATTGATTTATAAGATATTGCTGGCATATATTTATGTGGTTTATTTGAAAAAGTGTAAATCTAAAATATAAAAAGTATAAAAAAATGTATTTTATATTTTGTAACCAAGTCAGAATTTTTACGAATTACATAGTTTTATACCATTCAGGTTTCTCTCTTTTCTTTTTCCAAGAAGCAATTTTTTGTTTGTCTGGAGACATATAATAATTTCTATATGCTTCTACAGGATCTCTACACTTATATTCATCAGGCATAGCAAGAGCGAAACTAGTGAGACCTTTGGATAAAAACTTATCTTCACTAGGAATATTATCTCTAAGAATAAGAGACATAATATAAGATTTATGTAATTTCGTCTCAGGATGTCCGTATCTATATTTCCATTCTTTATGGAGTTCTTCAACAAGATCTAAAGTCCATATAAAATTTTCGCGCGAAGTTCGGCACCAAATTGTGACGGGGTGATTTTTATGTGCTAGTTTATAAATTCGGTCATTTACTTCATCATCAGGGTCTAACACTCGTTTAGCGGAACATAGCATCTGGACGGCTTCCAATAAAATTTTGCTTACGTGTTTATCCATCATATATCGGGCAATTTCGCTTTGAATTAACGATAATATAAATAAATTCATTTTTATAAACTAATAATTCAATAATTCAATAATTCAATAAAAGTTATTTAATTTAATAAATTATGCTTAATATGATTTCAATTTTATTTTTTATATTCATTAAAATAATTATTTGAAATACTTTTTTATGTAAAAAAGAATAAAATATAATATTTATTTTTATTATATAAAATGTCTAAATTTGGTTCTGGAAGTAATTCAAACGGAGCTTTTTGGTATGGCAATGCTACAAATTTTCCTGGATTTTTATATAAAAAAAATCTTGGTGTAGGTGGAAGAAGAAGCACAAGAATGGTGCCAGGTGGAAATACAACTACAAATCAACAAACCGACATATATAACAAGTATAAGCCTGGTTTAGGAGGTGTAGGAGCTTCTAGTATTTCTAATCGTCGTGCTAAGAATCGTTTAGCTACAGTATGTAATGGTGCAAATAATTGCGGACAATTTTATCAGTATTTAGGAAGTTATGATAATTATACAGGAAACTTTAATGGATATTTTAATTATCCAGTTAATTATTCCGTTAATAATAACACATTATAAAGAAATATTTTAGAAATATTTTAGAAATATTGTTATAAAAAAAATCAAAAAAAAAATAAAATAATTATATAACTATATGCCACCTGTAACAGTAACCGGAACTGTGTATAGCTTTTCTAATACTCCCGTAACGCTTAGCACATTAAATTCAACAGCATATTCTAGTGCGATTTATTTATATTGGACTATAGATTCAACTTTATCATCTATTACTTATTATATCTATTTAGGTTCTACAACAGATTCAAGTAATTTAATTTCAACAACAACAACATTATTTTGGGCTATAACAGGTTTAAATTCATCAACAAGTTATACATTTACAGTTTTGCCATACTATAATGGCTCAGCTAAAACTAGTTCTACAATTACGGTTACAACAACAGCCTCTTCTTTTTATACCCCAATGTCATATTATAATATTTTACAGAGTACATATAGCGATGATGCTTTATCAAGTCCTGTAACTTCTATTACAAATAAAAACAGATATTTAATACAAGTTGGTTCAAACACAAATACATATTTAGGAATACAAAGCACAACATCGTCAACAATATTTACAGCAACATTGAATACAATAAACTCAATTACAGATGTTTCAAATGTAACAGTATTAAGTTCTGCGTTTCAGTTAGTTCAAAATACGTTTGATTTAAGTAATAATTATTCATATTATAGAATTGATTCTGATTTACATTCAAATTTTTCATTAGACTGTTCGTGGAATTCAATTAACAAATATTCTCCAAATTTACAATTTTTAAATAACTGGGGAATAGATAGAAGTACAGACACCAGTTTTAATGAAACAGATATTAGTTTTAATGCTGGTGGTATAACATATACTTCTGGAACTGGTGGAAATCCTGGATATATTGTTTTTCAATATAATTCTACAAATAATACACTTATAGCAAAAGAAAGATATTATTATGATGATAATTATTATATAAATACTGGAACAACCTCAAACCCAACTGGATACACTGTGTATAATGCTGGAGGTGGAGGTGAAGGTCACATTTTAGATTCAGGCTTTCCTTATGCTGGCTATTATTTATATTATGATGGTTCTTCTTTAACTTTAGACGCAAGTAATAACTCTAATATAACATTATATGATTCACCTATAGATTTAAGTGTTCCGTCACAATTTAATCCATTAGGTATAGGAAATCCGACAAATTTAGCAACAAGCTTATATTCTGCTGGAACGGTAAAGAATGGATTAAAAATTTTATATTCTACTAATACGAGCGTTGCTTCTAAACTTACTAACAATGCAAAATCTTCTCCAGCTGGATATAATTATACAAACCAAATGTATACATATAGTTCTACAGATATGTCAATTACAAATAAATCAACAGCTGACTCATACGTATATAATATGTTAGACACAATATTTAGCACAGATGCTAGCAGTATTACATTAAGATATACAAAAGAATTTTATAAAACCCTTCGTGAAGGATTATTACAAAACGTAACAACAAGTCATAGTTTATCAAATGCTTATTTAACTGGAAAAACAGTTTTACAAGTTTATTTTACTAACGAACAAGATACTTCAGGCAATTATTGTCCGTTTATGGTAATATTAAATACTAGTTCTCCTAGCGGTCCGTGTAGATTTTTGGACGTTCATAAACCACCAGGTGATGCTATAAATCATTATTCTACTACTCAAGGTAGCAGTAATACATATAGTTATCAATATGTTACTAGAAATGCCGCATATCAATCATTTTTAACAAAAATACCAATGAGAGATTATGGATATTCTGGTGATATAGATTCGTCAAGTGGCAATTTAAATAATTCTGTAATGGACCAGCTAGAATTGTCATCGGGTGCTGTATATACGAGCAATTCAACAACCTACGATTATTTTAATTATTCATCAAGTTCATCTTGTGGAATCGCCATAGACAGCACACAAATATATCCAGTCTTAAATAGTTCTTCAACGCCTTCTTGCGGCGCTGCTGAATTAACAGCACAAGGAAATCATAGTGGAGTAGGGTTAGGACTTCATTATCACGCAGATCCGTTTCAATGCGGAACAAACAATATGAATTTTTATAATAAAAATGATTATGTAGGACAAACTCATCCACCTTTAATTGGTATGGCATTTGATGGTATTGCGATTTACGGTAGCTATATAATAGGTTATGATGTATCGTTAAATAATGGTGTTACTACAACATCTTATGAATATGCGTATAGTAGTATGGATGGCTATGACATTTCATTAGATTCATATGGAGCACATACACACGGTAATTATGGTTACCATTATCACGCAAATCCCGTATCTTCACAAAGTATCCCTTGTTATGCAAGTCAAACAAGCTCTAAAACATATCCTGTGTATGCTTTATTATACGGAAGTTGGGCAGGACTAGTTACAAGTATACCATATTTTACGGATCTGGATAAGCCATCACAACAAAATATTTATGTAGGATTTGCTAAAAATATAAGTTAATTTATTGTTATTTGTTTATTATTATACAAAAACTATATAAATATTTATTTATGTATTAGCATATATCTTTATGTTTCGCAAAATTATTCAACACAAAGTAAACGTAAAAAGCGTTATAATTTTAGGTTGTTTATCCGTTATAACATCAATTGTTTGGATAGTATCTGTTATAATTTATCAGTCATATATGTCAAATAATATTTATTTACTTGTATTGTCTTATTTATTGGGTTTAAAACACGCATTAGACGCAGACCATATCGCAGCGATTGATAACGTTACAAATAAACTTATATTAACAGGACAACAACCACTAACTGTAGGTCTATATTTTTCATTAGGACATTCTACAATAGTTATTATAGTAAGTATTTTATTGGCAATATTAACAGATACAATAAATAATAATATTAATACATATAATGAAAATAGCGACCTTATCGGGCCTATAATATCAGCATCTTTTTTATTATGTATTGGGTGTATAAATGTAATTTCGATTTATATGATTTATAAAAATTTAATGAAAGTAAAAAATATTTATAAAAATAATGAAGAAGAAAAAGAAGAAAAAGAAGAAAAGGAAGAAAAAGAAGAAAATAATGAAATAGTTAACTGGAATGAAATTTATCAAAAAAACGGTTGTTTTTCTTACTGTTTTGGCAATACATTATTTAAAATGATAGATAAACCGTGGAAAATGTATTTTGTTGGATTTTTGTTTGGTTTAGGTTTCGACACGGCAACAGAAATCGCACTATTGGGAATAATAACCATACAGTCTACTAATGATGTGTCATCGTGGATTATTATGCCATTGCCTCTTCTTTTTACTTGCGGCATGTCATTAATAGATACAATCGACGGAATCATAATGACAAATATATACGGTTGGGGGTTTATAAATCCAATAAAAAAAATTTACTACAATTTAACAATAACATCTATATCTTGTACGTTTGCTTTATTCATTGGATTTATACAATTATTAGGCATAATACAACCATTTTATTCAGATGACAATACAACAAATACATTTTGGCAATTTATTATTTTATCAGGTGACAAAGAAAATTTTTTAATAATTGGTATTAGTTTGGTTGGCTCTTTTATAATAGGGTTTTTACTATCTTTTGCTATTTTTAAATATGGTAATTTTCAATCTACAATAGAAATGATAGACAAAGAAAAAACGAATAATATAGAAGAAAATGCAAACGCAAATGTAATTTTAGATGTGTAAAGCAATATATTTTATTATTTTTTGTTTAAAAAAATGAAACAAAAAATAAATATACAAAAACAATTAAATAAGATTAAAAATGTCGCCAAACATTGAATTTTATAATTTTCGTTTCAAGCTAGCTTATACAGAACAAACACAAAATTATATAATTAACTCTAATGTATCAGTAAAAAATTTTATTGAAACAATACGTATTTATGCCAGAAGAGATTTTAATTTGGAATGCAATGAAGATATAGAAATTGTAGAAGCAGGTAATCCAGATATTATAAATGATATAGATGCCGAAATGGCACCGGCATTAGGTCCGACAAATGCGAGCGTTAAACAAATATTTGGAAACCGTCAAAAAAATGTATCGTTTTACATAAGAAAAATAAATATTGTGTAAAAATTAATTCATATAAAATATGTAAAATGTAATGTAGAAATAAAAATAAAAAATATTTATATAATTTATTATTTTTTAATTTAATTTAATTTAATTTTATTTTATTTTATTTTTATTTTATTTTTATTTTATTTTATTTTATTTTTATTTTATTTTATTTTATTTTTTTTATAAAATTTTATAGGTCTTCTTCCACTTCCTCATTTTCTTCTTGTTCAACCTTCTCCTCTTCATCCTCTTCTAATTCAACATATTCATTTCCTTGCCAAATAACTTTACGTGTATTAAATAATATATTCATATTTATAATTTCAGGTTTTTCTGTCTCGTCTGTAAATAATTTTAATATTTGTGAGTCGTCACGAAATCGCAATGTATAAGTTTGCTGAATATTATTTCTACCGATTCTTCCCATAGCCTGAATAATTTTTTCTTGTGTTAAATCTAAGTCTTTACTTAAATAACCGTGACAAAATTGATAATTAGTTCCATAAATGAAATCACTGGAAGCAATAATCATATATAATTTTTGTTCGTCAGCAAGTTTTTTCATTATTTCGGTATAGGTTATATTTTCGTGATTTATAAATACACCAATTCCCATCATCAAAAGAATTTTCCACGAATTATCTACACCTTTTAAAGCCATTATATCATTTACTATTGAGTCATCTATATGGCTAGTAAATGCGTCTTTTGTATTCAATTCTTCAGACCATTTATCTAAATGCATTTTTTTATTAGGAATAAATGTATCATTTAAAGTAGCCGATTTAATCATAGACCTTAAAGAATTGATTTCATTTGTTAATTTTCCTATTTCGTTTTTATTTTCAGCTTCTTCATTCTCTCTATTTAATTTTTTTGGATCTTTAGATGATTTGCTTCTTCCCGAAACTTTAACACCAAAATGAGAAGTTGAGACATCGTTTGATGCTTTTTTAATAGACTGTTCTTTTATAGTTTCTAATTCCGTTTCCAATAAATGTAGCCGCTCATTAACTCCGTTATTGTATTCAATTTTTCGCATAATTTCACTCATTACTACAGAAGGAATATTGGCTTGCTGGATACAAAATTTTGCGATTTTTTCTATATCATTTGATATAAATATAGTAGGGCCTTCTGTTAATGTATATGCGTCTTTTGTCGTCACATAACCTGCTGATGTTCCTTTTATTTGTTGCGGTTCTTCTGTCCTATTCCGCGGAATAATTTGTTCGCTTGACAACCTTGTTAAACTCGCACCATATAATGGTGTTCCAGAATAAGCAGTTGTTCCGGAACCAACACTTCTAATCTTTGAAATTTTATTACCTTTTGGATCTATTTTTTCATTTTCTAAAATTCGTGGCGTTCTATTCTCTCTAAAATAAGAATAAATACTGTTCCAATTTTCGCCAGAAATGTTTTGTAATAATTTTATATAATATATTTTTATATTTTTCATATTTATATCATTAAGCGTCTCAAAAAATCTATCTAATTTCATTTTTCTAGAGCTACATAAATTATTTTTAAGAATATAAGTAATAAACTCCACAACTTCTTTCAAATCAAAATATCTTAACAATGTTAAGTAATTTTCGCAATGATTCGCAGTAATTAATGTTCTCTCATAACTTTCGTGTAAATAATGAGGTAATACTACAAATCCGTCTTTATTAATAATGGGAATAGATTTTTTACAATCGTGACTTACTATATTACATATTTCAGCTCCGGGAAATTTATTTAAGAAGTCACTTTTAGTCTCTGTTAATTCTTTTAGTTTCGGCAAAGTAGCAGAAGACAATACAATATTTGGAATTAAATTTTTCTTCCAGTTATTTCTAATTATAGGATGAAATTCGTGTTCTCTATAATCCATCGTTATAGTAGGTTCATCCCAATACATAATCAAATTTGAAGCGCTATTAAACGCAAGCATATAATACATAGCAGGTAAATATGACTTGATATCGCAAATCATAATTTCAACGCTACTGCCAACGCTATTGTCAACTTTGCCAATGCCGCCTGTTCTTTTATTTTTAGTATATTCTTTTGCCGAGAAATAATGTAGCCTAATATCATCAGCACTAGCACAACCAAAACCAAAAGCTATTTTTTTATTTACAGAAATCGCCGCTCTAGCGAGAGCTAGTCCAACGTGTCTTGCGGCACAAACAAAGATTATTTTTTTTTGTTCGGAAAGTGCTATAGGCGTAAGTGTTTTGCCTGTTCCTGTAGGCGCCATATATAATATTAATTTTGGTGTACTACTCTTGCACGCAGTAAATATTTCTTTTTGATGCTCGTAAAGGACCATATCACCATACTTCAATAAATTTTCATTTTTTTCAATAAATTCCACAGCATTTTCAATAATGATTGATGGTTGTATATGTTCTTCAAAGAATGACAAAATTTTATTTGTTAACAATGTCACGTGTCGGTTCAGTCTAAATATATTATTTCGAATTAACTTATATAATGTATAATAATGGAAATTAAATAATTTATCATTTTTTGTCTTCAAATAATTAAATATAATTTGTTCGATATGTGTTAATAAAATAAACTCGTATATATCATTTTTTTTCAAAGCCGTTTCATCGTACCTATCTAAACGAATTTTATCAGCTGAATTAATTTTTTCTTTACTATCAATTTTGATAAATTTATATCCACTATTTATTTTAATAAAATCCGCTTCAATTTTGTCGCCTCTTTCGCGTAAGTATTTATTATATAAATGATCTTCCATTTTTTCACTGAATTCTATCTTTAAAAATGTAAAGATAGAATTATTATAATTCATCTTAATATTAACGTCTTTATAACCAGCCATAATAAGTTTCAATACTTCAATTTCAGCAGTTGATACTGAAATTTCAATAGAGTTCCATTCAGATCGGTTGAGTTTTCTTTGGTTTAAATCCATTATGCTTGCTATATATGTTATAATATCTTGCTATGTCTTTAAGTTTATTTTTTATATCAATTTTTTTTAAAAATAAAAATGAAACGAAACTTTGTCGTTTATAAAATGATATAAACCTTATACAGATATACAAAATACAATTAAATAATAATAAAATGTTTACTATTACTATTGTTTCAATTGAAGGAAATATAGGTTCTGGCAAATCTACGTTATTACAAAATTTGCGCGAACATTATGAAAATGTGCCAGAAGTAATATTTTTAAAAGAGCCTGTTGATGAATGGGAAAAAATAAAAGACGAAAATGGTGTAACTATTCTTGAAAAATTTTATGGTAATCAACAAAAATATTCGTTTCCTTTTCAAATGATGGCTTATGTTTCAAGGTTAAAATTATTAAAAGATACTTTAAAAAATATACATACTATGTATTCTTCGACAGTAGAAAAAAAAAATATAATAATAATAACAGAGAGAAGTTTATATACTGACAAGCTTGTATTTGCCAAAATGTTATATGATTGTGGAAAAATTGAATATGTAAATTATCAAATATATTTAAATTGGTTTGACACATTTATTGAAGATTATCCAGTAAATAAGATAATTTATGTGAAAGCTTCGCCTGAAATATGTCATATGAGAATTCTAAAACGTTCAAGAGATGGCGAGACCAATATACCGTTAGAATATCTAGAAGATTGCGATAGGTATCACAATAATATGATAGAATTAGACACAGAAGGTACAGAAAAAAATATATATGGAGAATTATTAACGTTAAACGGAAATATGGATATTTATAGAAATGAGGAATTAATTAAAGAATGGATTGATAAAATTGAAAAATTTATAAATTAAAAAAATAATAGTTATAAAAAAATAATATTTATAAAAAAATAATATTTATAAAAAAATAATATATAAAATGGAAAAAAATATAGTATTACAGTGTCCTCATTGTAAAGATTTTTTTATTTTATTAGAAATAAATTGTGCTATATTTAGACACGGAATTTACAAGTTAGACAAAAAACAAATAGATCCGCATTTATCAAAAGAAATGTGTGTCTATTATATAGAAAAAGGTTTAATTTATGGGTGTGGAAAACCTTTTAGGGTAATAACAAAAAATAATGAATTAACTACAGAAATATGCGATTATATTTAGTATTTTTTTATGTAAATATATAAATATATAAATGAAAATAATACCAGCAGTTAATTTAATAAATTCAGCATTTTTGTATGTAATGAGAACGAGCAGAATATATAACATAGATGAATCACACGCTTTAAAACATAGTATGGAAGTCTATAGTTATGCCAATAAAATTTATGAAAGTGAATTAGAAAAAAATGCTTTTTTGGGCTCGCAGAGAGAAATTATTTGTTCTTCCGCTATATTGCATGATATGTGTGATAAAAAATATATGATAGAAAAAAATGGAATAGGAATGATAAAGAATTACATGGCTGATTATATGCCAGCAAAAAACTTAAATACCGTATGTGATATTATTTCAACTATTTCTTATTCAAAAGTAAAAAATGTAGGATATCCTAATTTAGGTGATTTCCAGTTAGCATATCATATAGTGAGAGAAGCTGATTTATTGACAGCATATGATGTAGATAGGTGCGTTATTTATGGAATGTATGTGGAAAAACTTAGTTACGATAAGGCGTTAATGAGAGCTATTAATTTATTTGACTCTAGAGTATTAAAATATAGAAGTGACAAATTATTTATAACGCCTTATTCAAAAAAAGAATCATTAAAACTACACAAAAAAGCAAAAAAAGAAATAGAAAATTTAAAAAATGTATTTTTATGATAATAATTTTATTATTTATTACGAACAGTTTCTTCTCCACTATTTATAGCATTAGCATCTATAAACTGTTCTACGTTTAATGTTATATCTTGGGAAATATAATTGTTCATTATAAATAATTATTATAATATATAATTTTATTTTTATTTGTGACATTAGTGCTTTTATATACCATTACAATAGAGTCAAAAAAATACTTTTTTATAAACGTAATAAAGAGATATAATTATAGTAATATATTTTATAATTATATATGTTTCCAAAAATGATGCGAGCACAAAAAAAATATATAAAAATATTTCCCGAATATGTGTATAAACTAAAATTTAACGGTTACAACCAAAATAATACAGGTTTATCAGGTTGCGGAATCGTAATATATAAAAATGATATAGAGGTTTGGGCGAATAGTTATTTTATTGAAGATAAAAAAATAGATAACTATGCTGAATATATAGCTTTAATTTTGGGATTACATAAAGCATATTTTATGAATATATCGCATATAATGGTGGAAAGCGATAATTTGCCAATAATAAACCATATGAAAGGATTACATAGTTGTGATTCTGAAGGTTTAATGGAATTATATTGCAGGGCTAAGGAGTTGGAGAGCCGTTTTGATAACGTAAGTTTTACACATATTTTCAAAAATGATAATAAAAGAGCGTGCGAATTATCTAATGTTGCAATAAAAAATTATTTGCTAGACTTACACCTTTTTTCATTTGAAACGCCGATTATTTATTATTTCCAATTATCTAAAAATCTATCCAAATCATCTTCATCACCTAAGTTTTCAATTAAATAATTCGGATTATATAGTTTCTTTGCACTCGGTTCTCTTACTTTTTCCCATAACCA